TGGCAGGTCGAGCATCTCAGTATCGGCATGACCAATAAAGATGACGTTCATTCCTTTTTCGTAGGCGAGTGATCCCGCCCAGTCTCTGATCTGCCTGTGCTTCTCAGCCGCCGTGCTGTAGCCAGCGCCGTAGCCGCCACCAGCCTGATTAATCGACTTGGCCTTGGGGTCAGCAGCCACAATCTCTGCCTCGACCATCGTCGCAAGCTGGGTGATCGAATCAATCACCAAAGTCTTGTGGTCGTGCTTCTGTGTGGCAAGCGCCTCAATAGCGTCCAGCACGTCCTGTGTAGACGTGGCAAGCGGAAACAGGCTGACGTTGTCATTGCCTGCAAGACTGGCTGTGCCGTCCTCTGTGCGGATGAAAACAGGGTTGGGGAACATAGCAGCCAGTGTAGTCTTACCCATTCCACCTTCGCCAAAGAGGGTGCAGATGATAGGCCGCTGGCCGCTTGGCTTCGATAGTGTTTTTAGGTCAATCGCCATTACTCAATCCTCCATGCTCTAAAGCTGCCATCGTCCTGCTGCTGACAGCGCACCAGCATTCCCATGCGCTTTCCCGTGTTGCGAATGGATGTGGCTTGCGTCTGGCTCTCAACCACAACGCTATCGCCAACTTCCATTTGATCCAGCAAGTCCTTCCACTTGCCCGATCTGTCCCGCGAGGGTGCCGTCATTGGCACCCCCTTCTCAATTTTAAATCCCATCACCAATCTCCCTTAAATACGAGGGCAAATACCTCGTCCAAAATTTCATCCATGCTTCTCATTCTGCAAACTCCAAGTCTGGGTGGTCGCGCCACCTGTTTAATTTACGCTCTAATCTGATCTGGTCTGGGCTTTTACTTTGTCCGTCCATCACAACGATGGCGTCCAGAGCAGAGATCAGCATTTCTAGCTCGACATCAGTCAGGCGCATTAAAGAACCTCAACCTTGACGCCAACTTTGCCAGCTTTGGTTTCAAAAGCAGGCGCGATCTTAGCCCACAGCTTTGGCGCATTAGCCAACAGGTAACGACAGCCAGCAGCATCCGCGCTGACGGTGTGTTTGACTGGATGCAAATGTTGGGGTATTTTTTTCGATACTTTGTCCCAAACGATGGCATCAACTTTACGAGACACAGGCTGTGTCAGCGTAACTTTGTGGCCGTCCAATTTGTGGGAAATTGACCCCTCGTCTTTGACTTCAAGGGCCGCTGCGATTTGCTCTTCAATCGCGTGGCGCTTTGCGGTCAGCGCCTTCTCTTGAGCTTTGATATCCAGCCAATCGGCGGCAAGAATATCGACATTGATATTGTCCATTTCGTTCTCCATTTTTTCATTCACACTTTTTCTACAAGCCGATCTTTACTAAATGGTTTTGAGCATGTAAAGCTCTTTTTTGAAAATATGTAAAATTGGAGACTACAATGGACAATATGATACCTCTTGAGACCATACGGGACGCCCTGCAAGATCGACGTTTGACGGTTGTGGCAGAGAAATCTGGGCTGTCGCACCCCACCGTAAAGGCCGTGCAGCAGGGCAATGAACGAATCAGTTTGAACACTTGGAGGAAGTTAAGCGATTATCTCACCGTCTATAAATAAGAAGGTCAAAAAAAATGACAATAAAAGTGGAAGAGTATTGCGAGAAGATGGGTTTTTTCTTGGTCACAATCCCAGCAGGGACTAAAGGCCCAACCCGCTTTGGATGGCAGAAGCCAGAGCAGGCACTGTCTGATCCAGAGAAGGCGCGTCTGTATTACGAGCAGAACCCAACGCACAACGTGGGCTTGCTTCATGGGGCCAGCGGAACTTGCGCCGTGGACATCGATCATGTCGAATACACCAAGATGATTTTCGAAGAACTGGGCATCGATTTCTCAGAGCTTATGCAGTCGGCCCCCCAAATCATTGGGCGCGAAAATCGAGGTAAGCTGATCTTCAAGGCACCGCCCGATCTGATTACCCACAAAATATCTTGGCCTGTCGAGGGCGATCCCAGAAAAACCGAAGTGGTCTTTGAGCTTCGCGCTGGGGCCGTGCAAGATGTCCTACCGCCATCGATCCACCCAGACACGGGCCGTCCATACGAGTGGGCTGGTCGTTCTATATTCGATGGACTGCCAGACCTACCGCCGCAACTTTTAACAATCTGGAGAGAGTGGGATAAGTTTCGGCCACAGATGGTGGCGATCTGCCCTTGGCGGCGTGAGCCAGAATTTCAGCCACCCAGAAGGCCACGGCCAAAGGGTGACGGCACGTCTGTCATCGACGCCTTTAATGAGGCGCACGATATGCACAGCCTTTTAAAACAGTACGGCTATAAACAAACCGCCAAGGATCGATACCTGTCGCCAAACAGCACGTCCAAGCTGGCGGGGGTGAAGGTGTTTGAAGATGGCCGCGCATACAGCCACCACGCCAGTGACCCGTTTGATTCGGCCCACAGCTTCGATTGCTTTGAGTTGTGGTGCCAGTACGAACACATGGGAAACGTCACCAAGGCTGTCAAAGACGCCGCTGCGTTTCTAAATGTCACCAACAATCCAGATCACGAATATGATGAAGAGGCGATTAAGCACGGCGCAAAAGTGGCGGCATCAATTATGTCCAAGCCAGCAGCCAAGTCCGAGCCGCTGGGCAATATACCAGATCATCTGCTGTCGATACCGGGCGTTCTACAAGACGTGGTCAATTATTATTCTGTCACCGCAATCAAGCCGCAGCCCCAATTTGCCGTGCAAGCGGCCATCGCCTTTGGCTCTACAGTAATGGGCAGGCGCTGGGTGACAAACCAGCGGAACTTCTCCAGCCTGTATCTTTTGAATATCGGTGAGACAGGATCGGGGAAAGAACATACCAAGACCGTACTGGAGCGGTTACTTGAAGAGGCTGGTCTGGATGACCTGATCGGGCCAGCAGGCTACACCTCTGGTGCAGGGGTGATGTCCACACTGACCAAGAAGCCAGTTCACGTCAGCGTGATTGACGAGATGGGCCGTATGCTCAAGTCGGCAGCGGCCACGGGAATGCAACACAAGGCTGACGCTCTGACATCCATTATGGAAGCCTTCGGGCGCACAGACGGCGTCATGCGGCAGCAAGGCTACGCCACAAACACAATGAAGGCGTCTGAGGCCGAAAAGCTGGAGAAGGTGGTTAGGAGGCCGAGCCTGACGCTGGTGGGCATGTCCACGCCGTCAGAATTTATGAAGGCTATCGGAGGGGGCGATGTGGCTTCTGGGCTTCTAAACAGGTTCCTGATTGTGAAGACCGATATCGGTGTTCAGCTATCGCAGGAAATCACAACGTCCACAATTTCAGAGCGGCTCAAGTCTTGGGCCAGCGATCACGCTTACGCCGTTAACGGGACGCTAGACCCCGGCTCCACGCACGATGTGCCGCCATCCCCAATGGAGGTGGCATTCACACCAGAGGCCAAGGCGATCTTGAGACGCTACGAGGAGCGGCTGGTGGATGCCATTAGGGCAGAGGCAGGTACTGGGCTGGAGGCTATGTACAATCGATCACGCGAGATCGCCATGCGCCTGTCGCTGATCATTGCCAGATCAATGGGACAGGAAAGTATCGGGCTGGATGCAATGCAGTGGAGCATCGATTATGTCGAGCATTACGCGACTGAGACGATTAAAATGTTCAAGGCCAACATGGCAGACGGCCCCTTTGATGCCTGCTGCAAGGCGGTGTTTACCAAGATCGAAACAGCGGGGCTGGGGGGCATCACAGAGAGCCAGATTACGCGCAGCGTGGGGGCATTCGCAAATATGGACAGACGAAAGCGCGGAGACGTTCTGGACGCTCTGGCAAACGATAGGGGCATAGAGTGCCGCAATCTGAACGAGGGCAAGCGGGGCCGTCCAACGATGGCTTGGTTTGCACCATCAATACAATAGGGGGGGGCATAATGTTTGAGCGAGAGCAGTGGAAAAAAATCTACGAGCAAAACTTAATAATGAGGGGCGCACTGGAGGAGATCAGGGATGTCGCCAATGTCAGC